TTTCTCTTGTAATGCAATCTGTTGTCCTGCCTGTGCGTACATCGGAGCCAGTCGTGATTCGACACGCTCCATATAGTCGAGTTCCGGCCCCTGTCCGAGTAAACCGCGAGACGCTAACGCACCCTGTCCCTGTGCTAACTGGGCACGGCGTAGCGCGTCTAACGGGGTTCGTGCAGATTCCAGTTCCATCGCACGACGTTGCTGGTCTTCCGGTAAGGCTCCTCCACGCTCGACAAGCTCACGCAGCATCGCTTCGGTGTCTGATTCCAGCGCCGTCTGCTGTGGCACTCCTCCTCTTGCCATCACATCGCCAAGGAGTCCACTCATATCCTGTTCTGCCTGTGGTGTCGGCACTGCACCGAAATCACGCTGTAAGGCAGAGAGGGTGTTCTGTGTTTGCTCTGTAAGCGGGGTGCGGATAATCCCCCCACCCTGATACAGTCCTTCGGCCCCAATGTTCTGCATTAACGAGAGTGGATCCGTGCCCACTTCAATCGTAAGCGGTTCCTCCCACTTAGGAGGCACCCACGGCACAACATCTTCTGGAATCGGTAGCTCACCGAGAGGACCGACGCCCGGTTGTTGGGGGAAACCGGGATCGCTATCGGTTAATTGTGTCTGTGGTGGATCGCCGCCATTACCAGTTTTTGGAACATTCCAATCATCCGGTCGATGACATGATCCGGTACCATCTGCATTTGGCACCCATCGCCACCCAGATCCACGGGCCTCACATTCTCCTTGTTTGGCATCCCACGAACCACCAGCTTGTTCAAGAAATTGCTGATACGCGGTTTGTCCCGTAACCGGATCTGTGTAGTTTGCAGATGGAGCATAGCCATGCAGGTCTGTCCATGACTGAATAGAACCGGGAATATCAGCAGGGTTCCACTCAAACGTCCCCGCCCATGCTTCAGGATCACCGAATTGAGCATCTCGTGAATATGGATCAGCCATAATTACATCCTACGCGCTAATGCGGTCCTGTTTGTGGATCACTATTTGGAGGGTCCCACGAACTCCCAGTTCCAGGAGGTACATACCCCTTAGAACCGCTCGCTACCGTCGATTCTGGTAAGTTTCGTTGCCCTAAATTTGCTGCAAACATTAAACGACCATACGCATCTCTATTGACACCAAGTAAGCCCAACGCATCTTCCATTTCCGACAAGCCGCCACTGGTAAAGCGCGAGTAAACATCCGGTTGACGCGCCGACTGGTATAGATTTGACGCGCCTATGCCTTGAAATGGCATATTGGCTTGCCCTCCGAAATCTACCCCCCCGCGTGTTAATAGTTCAGGTTGGGTATAGCCGGGGTCTAATGCGCCAGCCGAGACACTTTCAACGGCACCCGCACCCTTAAAAATAGGAAGAGGCTGGACATAGGCACTGGGCAATGATGTCGGTCGCGTGGCTCGTTGTGCTGCAATACCACCCGTTCGACCAAGATCGCCTAAATAGCCTTCTAATAGTGTTTGTGGATGTGTGAGATCCCCTGGATGTTTGCCGAATGGACCGAGTGTGCCTTCTGCTCCACTACTGAGATAGCCTCCAAGCGCACCAAGTCCTCCCATAATGGCAGGTACTTCATATCCACTCATGTCTATAGCTCCTTCACGAAGGTTTGACGAGGCACCTCGTTATAGCCTAACGCCTTCATTAGCGCGAGTCCACGTTTGTTCTGACTTTCAATAGACGACATAAAATACTTCACCCCAAGACGCTGTGCTAAGACTTCAGCCTCTTTTCCCACACGAATACTAAATCGACGTGAGTCCGGCTCGATATAGATATGCGGTTGCCCGTAAGCACGATCCGGCGTCACATTGGTCAGACCACAGAATCCAATTGTGTTGTCTCCGTGTGTAACCATGTAAAACAAGGCCCATCCACGCTTGGCAGCGTCTAACAGGGTGTTGAGTTGCAATGTAAGCGCCAGATTGTCTGGAATCTCGCGTCCCATGAAGAGTTCAAACCCGCTTCGGTCCTCCTTATACCAGGACACGATACGTGCTGGATCACTTACATCAAATGGTCGGAATGATAGGACCGCCATATCACGGTCACCGAGTATAGATCACTGTGTTGTCTGAAAACTAATCATCCCGCGTATATCGACGTTGTTGGTAATAGACGACGGCCACGCACTGTGATCCGTGCGATAGCAATAGAGCTTATCGGTGCCCCCGGTGGTGATATAGCCTTCCGTATCGACCGATCCTTTGATAATGAGCGGCCCGGTGAAGGTCGTCGTTTCGGCCTTGAGTCCCTTCGGAATCTGTATCCGTAGCTCGTTCCCCATACCGGACCCCGTGCTGGTGTCTTCCAGAAAGAAATTGATCGTCACGAACTGGCCGATCTTGATGTATTGAAAGAGCTTTTGATCGGCGCTTGCCACGGTCCATGTGCCCGAATTGGCGGTGAAATTTCCGGCGAGAAAGGGATCGCTGTACCATCCGAGTTCCTGTTGGATACGCTGTAAGCGTCGGCGTGTATCTATCGACGCGAAATAGAGAGATCGCATCGCCTGTTCTGTCACAATGCCAGATTCTTCTCGAATCCTCGCAAAGTCAGGCGTCGGAAAATCGAGCGGGATATTAGAACGTGCCATTGCGTCCTATCATAACCCACCAGCCCAGAGGCCGATAGCGGTCCCGCACGATGACCCCACGGCATACGCCATCATGCCCCAGACGCCTGTTGCCTGACTCGCAGATTTCGCATTTAACCACCAGACCACCGCAATCAGAAACGCAATCCCGATAGCCGCAGATCGCCCATCAGCGATTAACCGTGTGTTGTAGCTAATCAGCGCAACAACCATCACGCCGCGTGCCCACAGGCTACTGAGGGTCCGTATCGGTGGGCGCGACACCATAGAGCCATTCATAGGCGTCAGCCGCACTTTTCCCCTCAAGCGCCATCTGCCGTAGTTGATCTTTTGCTGTTTTGTAATAGACCGGTAAGTCCATAATCTCTTCTTCAAGATTGGCTAATGCTCCCGGCTTCTGCCAAAGACTTCCACCATGTTCCTGCTGGCCGCGATGGTATTTCCCCGTCATTACCTGCTTGAGCCATCCGAGAATGCTCGAAATATGTTCCGTAGGAGTCGCTACCCCGTTAAACGTCGGCGTCACGCGGTTTTCCGATGTGTTTTCGTCGTTGATATTCGTCATAGAACCATTGCACCTCGTCGTCGGTTAGTTGTTTTCGTAGCAGGCTCGTGGTTCGACGGATACTTCGCTCAGATCGCTCTGGATAAATGCGATGGAGGAGTTCGTGAATCACGGTGTCAACAATATGGTTGTGAGGCGCAATCGTAATCGATCCTTTGTCGCAGAGGCCATCCACATATTCGTATTCCGACGACAAGTAGGCTTCCGTGATCGGGGCAGCGCCAAGTTCGACACAGAGACGCGACCACAAATGTTTATTTTTTGCGCCAGGGGCCATCTTCGACATCAAACCATCTCCATCCCAGTGAGTTCATATCTGTAATCCCGTTTTCCTGCTCGAACCACACATAGGATCTCCGTTGTGGCCTTCCTCCAATCCTCGCCCCCGTCATGTATGATTGCGTCCGACACAGACATCCACATTCAACAAGAAGGCTCGATGATCGCCACGGCAATATCGCCATTGTGTGGGTATGCCCCATCACCAGCAGCTTGATATTGTCCAATCCTATCGCCGCCGAGTTATCACTCGCCCATTCTTCAAATGCCCGTAACGCACTCCCTGGCACACGACTATATTTCTCTGGATGCGCCAGTAACGCATCGCCAATCACAGTCAGCCAATCAATCGTAATGTCCGAATTGGGCACGGGATGATTCGCAATAGAGACATTCGGGTAGCGTCGTGCCAAGGCAGTTAAGGGACAGAGTGTCCCACCCGTCATCGTCGTAATGGCCTCGACCATATCGGGATTCAAGTGTGCGGCGATTGCTTTTCGCAGTCGCGCATCGTGATTGCCGACAATGACACGCACTTCTGGAAAGGTTTCACTGAGTGTTTGCATGACATTGGTGACTTCGGCCCACTCATAGTCGTAGGGGACCGATTCATATTTGGCATAGCGTGACAGGGAATACGCATCGCCTACATCCCCGATCATAATCGCCACATCGACGTTCCCTTCTTCGCGTGCAATCATGTCAGCGAGCATTTCCGGCTCGTGAAAGGGGATATGCAGGTCAGGAATGACTAAAATGCGCTGTCGCTTTCCCTTTTTCCGTGGTTTCGCAGGACCGCGATACCGGTCACGCATCATCCCTATCGTTGATTGAAAAAGGGTCCACGCTTCCTCGAACGTCGTGAGAACAGGACGAATATCAGGCGGTGGAGGAATCGGTGTGGCTTTTTTTCGTGGACCGCGCTTCCAGTAACACTCTAGGCAGCGTTTTGCGCCGTAGGAACTCTCAGTCCCACATTCTTGGCAGATCCATTTCTTGCGTTGGCTTTTATATCCACGTCGCTCCCGATAACAACGCTGACAGCGCTTGGCGACAGCAGTAGAAAGGGGGTGCGTTTTGCATACGGGACACTTCCCGAAACGATATTTTGGCATGGCATCCACATAAAGAAGGCATCCTTATTGCAACCGCCTCGTCGCGCCTGGGAGGACTTGATATCCAAGTGTCATGCCTTCAATGCTCCATGATCCATTTTGAGCATCGTCGCTAATCCGAATGCGACATCCGACATCTTGAATAAAGTCGCCGTTTGTGCCTTCTAGGGAAATAATCTGTTGGACAGAATCAAATGGGAGCGTGATGTTGCTTCCGTCATCGGTGTCGATCCCATTTCCGTCATCGGTAATAAGTTGGAGTCCTATAGGAGCCAACGATTTGCTCGTTCCACCTTTTGACACGGCGTCGTCGCTGGCATTCCCGCTCATCCATTCAATCGTGAGCGTGACATCCGAATCGGCTTCCGCAATAACATCCAGCCAGCGGTAGCGTTTCACATAGGCCATCATTTGTTGTGGGGATCGCGTTGACCAGCTATTGTCCGTACCGTAGATCACCTTTGTAATCCATCGAGCTGGAATGTTTGAGCCGTCAAAACTGTCACCATCAAAGAATTCGTAGCAGAACCCGCCTTTGGCGGTCTGTGCTTCGCCTGTCAGAACAATCTGGGTATCACTGGAGGTTTCCACTGTGGTTGATGCGGCCATCGGCATATCCGGCCACACATACCAGACACCCCACCGATAGTTCCACACAACAGCGTGATTACACTCTGCCTGCTCACCACTGGGCGTCGGTCCAGGGAAATAGAAAATCACATGCGAGTTTTCAATGTCATGCACGCTGTGAATCTTGGTGCGTTGCGCGTACAACATGGTTTTCATGGTGTCTTTGACCGGGGTGCTGATCACAACGTCATTGTTCCCGTCAAACAGACGGATATCCCCCAACGGACTCACATACGCGAGCATGACGCGATTGGTCGAGACTTGATTCCCGCTGGCATCCGTATAGACGGCTCCGGCAGGCACACGCACAACAGATCGATGAGACACACATCCTGTGACCGCATTGGACTTCGTGCGCGTCCAATCCATAATGTCAGAGACTATTTGCCCACTCCCCGTGACGGTCCAGATGGATCGCTCGTTGAACACGACCAGCATTCCCTCGAAATCGCCCACGAGTCCGGTGAGTACGTCTCCCACACTCGTTTGATCGGTAAAATCGAGATAGTTATTTGCTCCCACCTGATCGGGAAGCCCTGGATCGGACCAAAAGACACGCCGTGGGTTGGTATCGGTGCGTCCCCACCAGAGACGCTGTTTGTGTGGCTCACAGAAGTAACTCCCTGTTGGTGGGGCATCCCCATGTTCTTCCAGCGTGCGATGCTCCAGAATGTCAAGATCGGACGCATTGTCGGTGTAGCTCGTGGTGGTACGCACGTCGATATAGGTGACAAAATAGAAGTTCACGCCAGTTCCGGTCGTGCGATAGAGTTCGTAACCCGTAACGTCGGAGTCACTGTCAGCCGTCCACGACAAATTGCACTGTTCGTTCGCGTATTGCAGGCTATTCGAGGTGACTGATCCGGCATGACGAGTCCCTGCCGCTTCAATACTCACCAATTTATACGTATACGTGCCATTTAGTTGTCCGGCAGCGGTATTAACCGCAGCAGTGGGAGTCGGGGATTTTGCCGATGGACCAGCCGTACTAAGCGACGATCCATTCCAAGCACGGGGCGCGACAACACCGTTCGCAAAGAACAAGGTGTTATCCACTTGAGCAAAATCAGGGATTGACCCTATGGACCCACTCCCTAAATCAACGATAAACGTCCACGATTCGCCGTCATTGGTGGAATACCAGAGTTCGTATTCACTCGACGCAGCCTCAAACACACCGAGAAGCTGGCGCGTAAACGACGCACCGGTTTGTCGATAGGCTCGAAGCGCACGTAACCGGGTTGCAGCACTCCCGGTATTCGTAGTGACGGCAGAATTATTCTGTTTGCTATAGCCCAGAATCTTCTTGGCCCGTCCTAATTTGTCAATCCAGAGATTCCGCGACCCGCTGGAGGAGTAGATCGCCGGAAGCGCGACGGAATGAATCCCCTCCTGGGTGCCCATGAACACGGAAAAGGTTTGTGTCTGAATGGGATACGGCATTTATACAGTCCCTACAAGATACGCCGACGCGGTATCTTCATGGAGCGTAACCGGCCCACGTCCCGTGTAGACCTCTTGTCCATCACGAAGCGATAGCACCGTATACGGCACCGCATGTGGCTCATAAAGTGTCACATGGTCACGCACCCCAGTCAACGTCATCACGAAATCGTCAGAGGAGCCGTCTAAGGCCGCGTACGACCGCGAGACGCCCCTTGGTGCCCCTGCCGTCCAATCTTGCTCTACAAGGCGTGGGAACGGGTGTGGAGGGCCATTCCACGCCCCGCCTACACGAGTCGCGGTCCAGTTTGGCAGATCGTTGGGAAGGAACTGGTGCATGGCGGCAAACACGCGCTCGAATTGATCGGCCCGTGCATCGTCATAATAGGTGCCTTCCGTATTCAGCACCCCATAGTTGTCATGGTGGGCTGTCATCCCGCAGCCTGTCAGGAGTGCGGTGGCACACGCTGACGCAGCATGGTCTACCTGGCGACCTCCCAGACTCTTCTCCCATTTTTGATGCTCGTTATCGACAATGAATCCTCCCATGCCGCGACTGTGCCACGGTTGTCGCACCCATCGCCAGTTTCCTTCAGCAGTATCCTGCCGACGTGGAAAATGAATCGTGCGAGCTGGAACGGACTGGCCGTCGTAAAGTTCCTTCAGGCGTGTCTCCATCGCTTCCCACGTCACCTGAGCAGGAGCCGAGAGTGCAAGGGGTGCCCCACTCCGCTCACGAAAGCAGCGACCGAGGTCTTGGATCATCTCGTCGCTCCAGCCGTTGTGTGCATGTTCCCACTCATTGGCGATTTCCACGAGACAGACCTGATCGCGGTGCGCGTTCACCACCTTCGCCCACTCTTTCACCATTTCTACGGGGTTATCAATCATGGTGCGTCTGGTAAATAGGGTGATTTGTGAGCGTAAGCCGTAACTTGCGACACGATCAATCGTCTCGTGCATCAGGTCAAAATAGCCGGGAATCGTTGGATCGGTCCCACCAGACCAGTTATGTGCGCCCATCCAGCGGATATAGTTCATCCCACAGGACTGTGCCCATGCCGCAGTGTTTTCTAAAAGTCCTGGATCGTGCCGCACCGCCCATGGTGCCCAGAAGACGGATAATCCCAAACCGTAGAAGGCTCCCTGATTATCAGCGAGACATTTTCCAGCTAATCCAATCGGACTATCTAGCGCACGTCCCAGAGAAGGCGCTTTCAGTGGTCGAATATCATCGAGAATTGTCTCCATTGAGCCAAATCGATCCTGCTCAAACAGCGCTCGATAGCTGCAATGATTGACGAGTGTGGTGAGATCGGTGCGCCCAACTTTAGCGGCTCGAATCAGCACCCGTCCCTTAAAGGTATCGTAATCCGTTATGAGTTGGAGACAGGCGCTATCCTCGTGTGCGTGGTGTACCCACCAGTCGTAATCTGGTTTGGTCATCAGTTAGGTCGTCGGGGGTGTCGGCCATGTCACATTGTCTGGGTCAGATTGTGTTTGCGGAATATCCCGTAATGTTTGGCGATAGGTTTCCCATGCCGCCCTCTCTGTGTCTGAGAGTTGATTGTCTGAAACAGAACTCCAGTCAGAGGCAGCGAGTCTCCCGTCCCGCTCAATACGCACACGATCCCACTTCGCGTCGTCAAATGCGCCTTCGATTTCTGATGATGTCGGTTCGGTTTGTGTATCGTCAGTCCAATCCAGCGTGTAGCTGTCACTTGTGCCACGGAGCGTGTATGCAGCCCCAGGTCGGAGCGTTTTAATTGCGTCAGCAATCAGGGAGATAGAAGCCATTAGGTGAAGTCCAATTCAATAAGGGTGATATTGCACGCATGTTTCCAATTCCCCAAATCGTCTGCGCCTTGGTAATAGACTCGTCCAGCAGACGCGAGACTTTGGAAGCCGACAGTGTATTCCTGGGCACTGGTTGTGCTTGGGGAATCCAGAACGACCATCGCGATGGGATCTTCCATCGCAATTGATGTGTAGTTTGCAAAGGCCGACGTACGTCCCGCCTTGATCACGGTGCCAGCTAACGCCCCACGCACAATCCTATGGGTGAACGTGGGATAATTTGTGGAACCTTCCCCTGACACCATGTGCGGCAAGGTCACGATGACCAGGATTTTATTATCCGCATGGGCGGGTGTGATTGAGAGGTCCATCAGTTCCGTGACCGCAGTGGCTGTGGACACCACATCAGAGGTCAGGTCTTCTGATACTACCTGCAAGACTTTCCCTCCAGCCGCGATTGCAGCCCACGAACTATCGCCTCGCAAGTATGTTCCGCTGGATGCTGTCCCTGACCCTAGTCGGGCCGTTGGTACCGTATTTGATGACAGGGCTGCTGCGTTGAGCGTAGTGAGGTTCGCGCCACTGAGGTCGTCGATAATTGTTGAACTTAAGGGGCCACTGAGCTTTCCATCGGTGCCAACTAACGCCACATTTCCTGTGCCAGCGTTAATCCCTCCACCAACATCCAGTGAACTGGCTCCAGTTCCACTAATCGTCAGGGCTGTTGTGACGGTGACAGAGGAAGGAAGGCCCACTGTAATGCTTCCAGACCCATTTGTGATGTCAACCTCATTACTGGTACCTGACAAGGTTGCCAAGACTGGATCACCAGAACCATCGCCAATGGGAATCTGTCCGTTTGCAGCTACACCCAACGCGGTAATCGCTCCCGTGCCACTGCCAAGTAAGATCCCGCCATCGGTAAGCGTACTTACCCCCGTGCCACCATCAGCAACCGGCACATCGGTGCCTCCAGCACGGTAGACGATATTGCCTTCGACATTGATGTCTCCGGAACTGGCGCGTGTTACTGTGGTATCGCTGGCGTGGCCGATATTGACGCCCGTGAACTGTGGACTATCACCGGTACCCACTCCGACACTGGTTCTGAGGGTTGCGCCACTTTCTGCAACCGGATCGCCAGAGCCGTCACCCACAATCATCTCGCCATCGGCCAAGACCGACATTGCGGTCACAGCACTTGTGCCACTGCCAAGCAAGACACCGCCATCCGTCAGGGATGTTGCCCCTGTGCCTCCCTTAGAGACACCAACAGCACTACTCAGATTCCCAGGGTCAAGGTAATAACTCCCCTCTTGGTCGTCGAGTTTGTCAACATTGAGGTTGGCAACTTTCGTCGTGGACGCAATCGTTAAGGGAGCCGTCCCTGTAGAGACATCAGCCTCTAAGGTTTGGGCGCGGATTTCATACCCACCCGCATCCCAATTCGCCGTCAGAGCTACGCTGCCGTTCGCCTTAACGAACCCTGTGGCCTCACTGGCCGTCCAGCTTGTCAGCATCCAGATTCGCTACGACTGCTGCGCCAGAGTTCACCGCAAACGGGGCATTCGTGCTGCGACTAAACGTATGCAGCCCCGTAATCGTGTAGGCGTTCTCTTCCGTGATAAGCGTATTATCTGAAAGATCCGCGTCAGTATTAGCAACTTGAATATCAGCCATATTAAAAACCTGTTATACCAAGAGATTTTAGAAAGTCACGGTCGCCACGACTAAGGTTTCTTTCTATAGGATCGTGAGGTCTTGCTGGAAGAGCTTGTCGTTCAATAATACCTTTTTGTTTGCGACCAAGTGCGTATTGCTGTGGACTCGCGCCAGGTACTCTAAGTTTTGCTGCTTGGGACCGAGCAAGTTGTCGTGCTGCCTGATCAGTACCAGCAGTTCCCTCAATAGGGATTTCTCTTCTGGTTATGCTCGTTTGAACAGGATCGACAGGTCGTGGTCCGAATATCTCTTGTTCTATGGGTAGATTTTTACGATCAGTTACACCAGCAGCCCTTCTTGACACAGGTGGAGTGACGAGATGATCCAAAGAGACATCGGTCGCTGCTGTATCTGGAACAACTCTTGGATTTGTTATGGGTTTATTCGGATAAAAATACCGCACAAGACGACCAAGAAGACTTGGGTCTGCGTCATCAGCAAATCGTGCGAGCGTGTCAGCGTTTAGATGCTCTGCCACTTTATGTCCAAAGGTTGGCCCATACGTGGATTCAAACAGGTTGCTCACTGGTTCTCCGGTGGCTTGTGACAACCGCGCCCGTGGGTTTGGTGTACTTCCTGCTGGTGTCCCCACAATACGCCGTCCTGTCATCGCTCTATTTGCTCCTCGCGCACCAAGACCTCCAACGACGCCTCCAAGAATATCCCTTGGAGTAGTTGGTACATACCACTCTCCAAGTGGGAGAGTGTTGGCGATATATTCAAGAAACTCAAAAGGTTCGTCACTTCCCTCTGGTAAATTCCCACCCGGAAGGATGTGGGGAACAGACGGTATATAACCAGATAATTCATCAGGTGTTATATCTGTGACACCAAAATCAGTTAATAGCTGCATTATTGGACTATGATGCCGTTGCAGTTGAGGATCGATTCTTTCTGGTCTTCGATACTGTTCCAAGTCTGCTCTCGGTAATGACCTGCTGAGTTCAACAAGCGATTGCCGTTGTTCAGGGCTGAGTGCGGCCAGTGCTGTCGGTCCCATTCCTCGATTCTGTGAATCAGGAGTCGGACTTTGTCTTGTAACATGACGACGCTGTGAACGGGTTAGAGATTCTGGCTCTTCTTGACCAGGAACATTTAACGCACGTCCGGTACGATGCTCCTCTTCCTGAGTTCTAACTCGTCTTCGCGTGCTTCTCGCCATTTACGCCTCGATATACACCAACGCGCCATCCACAGACTGACTCCCGCTCAGTTCCATATTCAACAGCGTGGCATCAGAAGTCTCAAACCAGCCAACGGGATTAAACGGTAAGACAATCGTCTGTCCCGCTGTCGGTCCCATTTGCCCTGTCAGTGCCGTACCTCCGGCTCCATCTTCAAATCGGATAGTGACAGCCGTACCGGTCATGGTAAAGAACGCCGCCAGCACACGAATCTTCTTTCCCGTAACCGCAGCGACAAGCGTATTGTCTCCGCTTGAGGCCGCGTCAATCTTGGCGCGTTTAATAAGCTGTGTGTCTCGCGTATCCTGAAAATCTTCCTGAATAAACACCATCAGGCGCTCCTATTCTGTATGCGTATACCGGTAATCGTATCCTGGCGCACGATCCCGATTGAATCGAGCCAGCGTTTGAATTACCGGCCCAAATATCTGATTTCCCAAGTCAATCACCGGTCCCGCTTCATCATCTTTTCCTACGCGCAACATTCGCACGGCAAATTGAGCAATCGGCAGCATCACAATGTCGGGATAAGCAAACGTGCCTCCCGCCGTGATGTCGGTCGCTGCTTTCATTCCATAATAGCGCACCGTGTTCGTGGCGTCAGGTAGCGGGTCCCAATAGATGTGACTTCCATTCGTCCAATACCGAATTGGTCGCCCTGTGACGGTGTTATTGAACTGGATCACACCAGACGTGTAATGATCGCCCACCCCACCAACCCGCTCTAAGTCCCACGCAGGACGGCTTGTATCGGGATCAATAAACTGAAGACGGTCAACGCGAATAAGACCAGTCGGAAACGCCGTAGACTCGGTATTCGCACTTGTCGTTACAGTGCCAATACTGGATGCCATGACATTCGGCTGTAACGCCATCATGGACTCGAAATGATCCTGTGCGGCGTTCAGCGCACGCAGCGCCAGCGTAACACCGGTTTCACCTGATTGCAGTTGGAGGCCGCGATCCATGACCTCCATCGTATCCATCAGCGTTTGGCCTGTTGCCATCGGTCTTAATCTCCTGCATGGTGATTAACAAACTTACTCCCAGAGGAATGACCGCACATACTGACCTGGATTTTTGTGTGATCCCATTGTTCCGATCCCACATCTTCAATAAGGTGTTCCCGGTCGGCATCCTGCTCCTGTCGTTCCCGCTGCGACTGTTCTTCCACTCGTGCCCAGTACTTCTTTCCAGACCCCCACTTAAAGCCGCTTTGCTCATAACACGCAGCTAAGGCACGGGTGTCTAAGGGTACATAGTCACCAGTCGATGTTTCCACCACAAAAAGTAACAGCCATCCCTGACAGAGATGGTGTTGCACACGGGGCCGACGATACCAGACCAACCATCGCTCCCGTATCGGATGCCATGTCGCTTCCAGATCGGGATGGATATCGTGAAGTTGCTTGAGAAATTCGGGTGGTGCATATTTCACGCCAAACCGATTCGGATGCCAAAACTGCAAGCTGTCCTCAATCGGTGGCGCAGCACCCTGATCGACGGGGACACGAAACTGTTCACCCGTGTCTCTCGCCGTCAGCATTCCTTACCCAAACACTTTCATGCCGAACTCCCGTACGCGATCATCCTTACTGGTCTTGCAGTGACGCCCCATACGTGCGCGTGCAAGATTGTAGGACTGTCGGGATTCCGGCTTAAAGTTCGTCACAAATTGATCTACCGGGCACGTTAAAGTGCCGTGTTCCGTATCTTCGATTAACGCATCCGGCAGTGGCTCTTCCGGTTTGACCCACGGTGCTTTGAAAAGCTCACCTGCCGCATCACGCAACGTCACCCCAAAGGGATGGCGCGTCCCGTCACTATCAATATACGTCGTCACTTTGGACGAATCTGATGATATGCCACCACGGTGAGGACGCCCTTTTCCATCCCAGGCGTGCATCGTCGGAAACCGTGGCGCACCACGCGATGACATTTCTCGCCAGCGCTCCCATTCTGAGAGATAGCGATTGATCGTGTCGGAAATCGCCTTCGTTCCGGCCCATTCAATATCCCGATGCTTTTTCAGTTCTTCGAGGTCGTAGATTTCCCCAAGGACTTCCTGCACGACTACGGGATTAACCCCTTTCGGGAGTTGCTCCTGAAGTGCAGAGACGGGTGATTCTCCAAGATGACCGAGAAAGAACTTATTTTCTTCGAGTGAATATCGAACCGGGTCAAAAACGTCCATGATTCTCCTTAATACGTCGTATTTGTCCGTACCGGTTTCAACACCACATGCACAGACCCTTCGTAGGCTGTAACCGTTCCGGTGTAATTCAACGCCAGTTGTTCCCCTTTGTCGAGTTTGCGATTCGCAAGCGTCGATGTCAGGGTTGACTGCACAGGTGTGTTGGCTGTGCTATCCAAGGCCAAGGCTGAACTTATTGCCGTGGTCAGACTCGCTGGAGCCACGCCCGATGCTGCGACACCAACATCCAACGTCGTGCTACTGGCTCCTGCCGTACTGTGAACCTCGCGCACATCCATGATTTCGTAATCCTGGTCTGCGACAAAGATACCTGTATCGGCAGCTTCTCCCGCAGAAATGGTATAGGCCACATGAACCGGCGCTAATCGTGCAATCGCTTTAATTCCCATCACTAACCTTCTTTCTGGCGAAGTGACAGGAGAGCAGGACTGACTCCCCAGTTAGACCCTGCTCTCCCCACCTACTCAGTTTACGACTCAGCAACGTCCTCGATTTTCGCCCCTGCTGCCGGGTTATCACTCAGCAGTTCGCCCTGCCAGTACCACGCCACCTCGAAGGTGGAGTTGGAAGTCTGACGGAAGAACGGGGTGCCATCGAAGATTTCCGATACCGGACGGGGCACTTCATTCTCACCGTGACCGATGAAGAAATGCTTGGTGTCCAGACCGATAATCGTATTCGCCGCAAAATACGGCTCTGCATGCCAGGGGTTGCCGCTGAAACGGTAGATCGTGCGACCATCGCCGCCATCTTTCCCTTTCTGCTGTGCGCCACCGTCACGCCCCACACCAGACCCACCGTCAAACGCTTTGGGTGAACTCATCGCAAAGAACGCATCTTCACGGAGGAGTTCATGGTACCGGCGAATAATCGACAGGTTTGAGATGTAGGCATTCAGTTTAGCGCCACCCTTTTCACGGACAGAATCTTCAAGCTGCATCAGCAGGTCTTCTGTCAGTGCGCGGTTGGTGCCACCGTTTGCCAACACGACTGATTCCCAAAATTCATTACCCGCAGTACCGCGATCAATGCCACCAAAGTCACCCTTTGAAGCCGGTGGATCGGCATCATCAATAATCCCCAAAAGTCCATTCGTGTGATAGGACGTGCTGGAGGACACGGTATCCTGAATAACAAAATAGTCACCAGCGGCAGTGCCACTTGGCGCAGACCCACTAATTGTCACCGTACGATTCGGTGCATCAATGGCTGTCACGGTCGCGGAGTCTGCCAGTTTCGCGTTGTTATCCGACGCATCCATGAGGTCAACGACCATCCCCACGTCAAGACTGGGCAATTCACCCACCGTGATCGTGGTCTGGTTGTCAGCCGCAGGCATAGTCGCCAGCTTCCCAAGACCGTCTGAAATCAGATCAGCATTGAGGAGTTTGAGGACGCGACGACGGAAACCTGCCTCCATCATTTTCAACGCAGTCTGGAACGCAAACTTCGAGTTCCGTGCGTCTTGGAGGAGTTTCCATGACATGTTATACAGTCCCGCAAATTCTGTGAGACTGAAGGTCGCCTCAGACGTATCAGGGTTGAGATTTGATGGCAGTGCGCCACCTTCCGCAATACCCGTCCACGCCCCAGGGTTCTTCACCATGATGGGCATCAAGAATTGCCCTCGGCCACCAACAGGTTTTTTCGCCTTCTGGAACATATTCCAGCAGACAACCTCTTGATTGACCAAGTACAAGACCTGATCCACACCGTAGGTGTATTTCAGGGCTTCAACAACATCAGTTGTACTCGCCATAACGAGAACACTCCTTACCTAAACAGGAGTCACGTCATTCCGTGGCGTTTGGGTTTAACATCGGCCATAACGCATTTGCCCGTTCTTCAGGTGTTTGATACCCACCTGTTTTGCCGCTCGTGGGCGATGCTTCTCCACCCCGCGAGGGGAATGGTGACGCTTTCGCCTTCTGAGCCGCTGCACGGTCATTTTCGCGTACGAGCTTTTGTAACCCCTCCCACCGTTTTCGCAGCATGTCAGGATATTCCTGATCAAGTGTGTCGCCCTCATGCGAGTAATACACATCTCGCATCATTTCATGGACGAGTTCATTGTCAGGAAGCCCCTGATCCTTCCGAATATCAGCAAATCGAGCTTCGAGATCCTTCTGCGCTTGCTGGCCTTGTGACTGTCCCACCTGGTCATGGAGCCGTTTCTGCTCCTTGTACATCTGGGCTAGTGCGGCATCACGCTGTTTCAGCGCGTCATTGAGGGGGTTAATGCCCTCGTTGACCATGCGCTGCATCAGTTGGGCTGCGGTGTTTCCATCCAAATACGGCATCTTCCGAAGCTGATCCAGCATCGACTCATTCGATTGCTGTGCCTGCGCCGTCTGCTGTTGCTGCTGCGAAGCATATTGCTGTTGTTGCATCTGCTGTGCATATTGCTGCAACTGCTGTGTTTGTTGGTTACGTTCCGCTTCCCACTGTTTGCGCTCATCAGCTAGTGCTTGCGTTTTTCTCGTGTACTCGGCTTGTGCATCGGCAGGCCACGAGCCGGATGATGAAGTGTCACCTCCTGTGTCTGTTGATTCAGTTGACGCGCCATCTGCGGCTGCGTCCGGTGCGTCAGTAACATCTTCTTCTGCCATCGAACTCTCCTTCAGTCGAGTGGTCTGCGAGTGCAGGAGCGGGTGTTCTTCTGCCGAAGAATCCACTCATGCGTGTTCGCGTCCCGTGTTCGCGTCAGCAAACGTCGGGCAGTTCTCTGGAGTATAGGAATGGAAACTTTCGGGTGTCAAGGTCAGACCTGACCTTTTCGGGTCTTAGGCTCACCCTGTACGGCGTCGAACCTTGGAATAGGCAATCGCCATCGCCTGCTTTTTCCCGCCCTTAAACTTCTCTGGGGAGTCTTTGTATTCACGCAGCATGGTTTTCATGGTCCGTGGCAGTGATTTGCGTGTGACCTTCTTCTTCATTCTTTCAACCGGTGAAAAATATGTTTCAGGTGTCCCCATTCGATATGACCCAATGCGCGAGAAACACAGGCGTGTGGTCCCCCACATACGCCCCCTCCACGTTAAAACAGAAATACTCCTCCGCTTCTTCGTGCGTCATTCCGTCTCGCGTTCGTAAAATATCCAGACACTTCGCTCGGTCATACACCGCCACCGGATGCGTAAAGCGATGCCCCATTCCCAACAACGCGCCCTCAAAACCATCCGCTAATAACGCGCCCTCATATATCGACGCCGTCGCTTTATCCAGCATTAATGCCCCAGGATGTCCCACAGGTCAATCTTCCGCTCGCCCATCGCACTCAGTGTCTCTTATTGCTGCTGTGTTTGTGCCATCGCCTGAGCGAGTGCCTGTGGCGCTTGCGGTGCAATTTGCTGACTGGCTTTCATTTGATCCATTGCCATATCAATCGCTTCAGCAGCGGCTTTGGCAGCAGCTTGCTGTGCGGCCTGTGCGACAGCCCCCTGCACCTGTTGTTCCTGCATTCCCGCCTGTCGCTGTTCAGATGCCTCAGAGAGAATTTCACGGCATTTATTCCAGAATCCCACAAATCCCTGTTGAATCTCTGGACTGGATGACAAGAACTCGGTGGTCGCCATCGACGACTCTAATTCGTCCATGATGACCCGTAAATTCCAGAATGGCATCGGAATATGCTCTGGAAGTGGTTGTCCCTGCTCTAATCGGGCAACTAGCTCCATCCCCAGTTTGCGATATTGTGATTCTTTTGCTTCACGTCCGACATCGCCCATTTGCAGGTCAGAGGCGATCTTTTCCTTGTCAATACGTCCCGTGCGCTCATCCATATACAGCACACTGAGGGGAGACTGGAGATGTTCGCGAATTCTGGCTTCTCGTAAGGCACGAAGTTCTGGGATTAAACTTCCTCGCTCTACCGTGACAGAGAAGTCTGTCCCTGCTTCGAGAATGTCAGAGGTCTGGAAAATAAAGACCTCATCTTTCATATTCCTATCGGTGTAATGCAGGGTCCGAAAGGCCGGATAGTATTCCTTGACACGATTCACCCGCATTTCTTTCACTTTTGCGAGTTGTTTGCCCAGATGTTGATAGAGATTGCCCCACTGGGTATCAATAATCTCTTGCAGCATCGGCACCGCCATTGGTCCCCGTAATTGGCCTGGAAACTTCTGCTCAGAGAATAAATCCACTCCACCAGCAATCTCACGCATCAATTTGAGTGTGAGATCGACAGATTGCATAAACCACGCTGGCAGTTGCGGTGGATCGCGTCGTTGCACCATCTTGACGCCACCATCTGTCAAGCCGCCTTCAATCGGGGCTGGATAGTCAGAGGGGATGTCTTCACGTTTTAAGGTCGGTCCTAACAGTTCATCGGCGTAAATTGACGCATTCGCCTGTTCTCCTAGCTGTGACAGGCGTTTATTGAGAAACCGTTGGGGCGCAATGAGGTCACTGACATAGTCATTACTCCAAAAGCTCGTGGTGGTCGGGCCAAAGTGGAAATCGACCAGCGGAATGGACTCGTAGGGGCTATCTTCGTCTTTGAGCATTTGCTCGCCGGGAATAAACGCAGAATAGCGCCCACGCGGGTGTTTATTGGAAATCGGCTGAAATCGCTCGACAACGACAGCTAAATCGGGATCATTCTCCGTCCGACTGCCCTGAATCCGTGGAATTAGGTCTTGGAGATGCACCGATCCTGTCGGATCGCCAAATTGCTTAATATCCGTGCTGAGAATGCGTACTTCACTGGCATCCTTGATATTTTCTATAGTTTTCTCCTTGACATCGTAATTCGCCTCAATCCAGCCCAATGTGCGGATTTTTGCGATATAGACGGCTTGATCGGGGGCTAAATCATCAACGGATCGCACAGACGCATCAATAAACACTTGGAGTGGGCTTAAAATCTCACTTCCCACATCGCCGGTCAGCACCATGTCCTCAACAACCTCAAATTGCTCCGGTGGTGCGCCTTGCGCCAGCATTTCCTGTCGTATGGACTCATTTACGACCTGATTCGTCACGACATGCGTCCATTGCAATTCATTTGTCTCTGGATCGAACCGTGGCATCGGTTCCATCGTGGCATCCTTGACCCACGGCACATATTCAAACGCGACACCGCCAATCGCCATCCACCAGAGAATTTCCCAGGTGCGAGAGGTCTGATCGACCTTTTCGTCAAGCGCACGGATCAACTTATCGACCACTTCGGCTTTGGAGACAGATTGTGCGTCCTGTTTATCGGCTCTCGCCCGAAATACGGGCGCAATACTGCTTAACCGCCCCATCATCTTGTGGAGCATCTGCGCTGCCAGATTAAAAACCAGATAGAGCTTGTTCGGGTCACGTTTACGGGTAAACAGCACCCGATTCTGACTACCGACCCAGTGTTCGCCTGACACGAAGGATAAATTCGTTAGAATCCGTAATTCAACCGATCCGACGTTCCGCGCTTTCTGGGCACGCAAACGATCATAGTCTTCAGTGTAATCGGCAAGATTTTTCGCGTCATCAGCCATGCGCTACCTATCTTCCCTTCTGTGCGTTCTGAAGCAATTCAGTGATAAGCCGCTTGTATTCCATAGAATCAGCCCCCTGTGCGGGTGCCATTCTCTGCAATCGCGCTATATCACCTTCCGTGAC